TCGATGGCCGCGTCATACGTGCCGGCCTGCACCGGCTGATTGGCCCAGCCCGCCTTACGGCCGGGCTGCGCGTACACCGGGTGACGCAAACGGCCACGATTGATCGCATTCAGGTCACTGGTTTTCTGCGTCCGGGAGCCTTTCAGCCCGGTCAGCTTGATCGCCATCCGGGTTTGAGTCATCGACAAACCGGGCTTCGCCTGCCGCAACCAGTCCGCCAGGCCGCCAGACGACGGCAGGCCCTCAGGCCCATCCTTCGCAATAGCATCCCCGAGCGGTTTGGCGGCGTCCCGGACGCGGCGGCGTAGTCCGCTAGCGACCTTCCTATCGGCCGCCTTGAGCCTCTGCGCGAACGCCTTATAGTCGTCCGTGTCGACAGTTAGCGCGGCCACTTGGCATCCCCTCTCTTAAAGCGCATGATATGTGCGAATGACTTACAGCGCGGTGTCGTAAGTTCTCGAAACCACCCAAATTGGCTGCGCCGCTACGCCATTCGCGTAGGCCGTGAACGGGACCGACAGCTCGATCACGCCAGGAGCGCCACCAGCCTGCGGCAGGTCACCCTCGATACGAATCTCGGAGAGCGCCACCTGCAACTTCTCGTCGGTGTTCTCCTTCGCACTCAGATTCAGCAATAGCGTCATGGCCGTGTCGGCCAGAAAAGCTGCCACAAACGGGCCGTCGGTGACAAACTCGACGGTCATCTTGCCGCTGACTTGGGGGACACCCTTCCACGGTTTCGATTTCTTGCCGTTGCCGCAGAGGTAATAGGTCTTGTCGGTGGCCAGCGCGTTGTCGCACTCAATCGTGACGTCCTTCACGTTCGCCACCGGAGCAGTGGCGGACGCAGCGGCGGTAGCGGTCGGCGCGGTCAGTGTGCCGGTGTAGAGGCAGGCGCCGCCGAAGTGCAGTAGGTGATTGTTCGCGCCGTAGGCGGGTGTCGCCTTCGCCGTGGTGGTCAGCACCTCGCGCGAATCCAGAGTCATGTCCAGCGTCGCCACGCCAGCGTTGGGGACGTTGAGCGCCCACTTGGACACCATCGCGCTAGTGAAGGTGTAAACGGCATCAGAGAATGTGCCATCGGCGGGATTAAATGAGGGCAGCACCTTTTGCACCGTCAGGCTGGGCAGCGTGGAGCCGATTGTGTGGACCTGCTGGTAAACGTTAGTGGCGCCATCCTTGGTGGACGTGGCGGCGCCAAGGCACGCCTTCCACAGCACTCCGAAATTGACGGTGCCCAGCTCCAGGCTGACGTCACCGCCCGCGTCGGTGGTCATGATGACGCGACCAGCGGATGACTTGAAGCTGGCCCCATAGCGGTAGGACGCAGAGTCGTTCACCTTCTTCCTGAAGGTCAGAGACTCCTTCAGGAACTCGAAAGACTTGGTGACGGTGACTGGCGTGCCGTAGGTGGTTTCAGCCGCCAAGGTAAGGGCGACATCGGTAGCGTTGCTCATGGTGGTCCTCTCTCAGATGCGGGCGGTGAAGTCGATTTGGAAGGTGAGCAGCGCGCCCGCGCCGCCCGCGCCTTGTGCCTGCTCGAGGCGTAGGTTGGTGAAGCTCAGCCATAGGACGCCCGGAACCCCGAGCGTGGTGGAAGCGCGCAGTGCCGTCTGAATCTCGGCGGCGACCCGGAACACCTCATCGCGGGCAGCCTTCTGATCGGCGTCACCGTTCCACGACTCACACGCGAGCGTGACCGCGCCAGCCTCGTTGCGGGAGTGCGCGGTGGCATGCGGCCATTCCTGAGTAGCCGTCGCTGACGCGGCCCGCGAAGCTGACTCGGGATCGTCCACGCCGACGAACAGGTAGGTCCCCGGCTCGTTGGTCAGCGGGTAACCGTCACTGACGGTCACGTCGGCCAGAGCCGGAAGCGCACCGAACTGGGCGACCATCGCGTCGATCAGGTCGGGCACGACACTGGACCTCATGCGAACCCCAGCGGGGCGAGCATGTAGTCAGCGGCGAGCGCCTCAGCCTGCTTCGGCCACAACCAGGCGGCGCCGGGCTGATCCGCGCCGCTGCCTCCGTTGCGCTGGTTCCCGAGTTGCGTCACCCACAGGTGCCGGGCGATCTCGAAACCGGCACCCACCAGGTCGGCCGGCACGTCCCCATGCGCCCAACCAGACGTGTAGGCGATCGTCCCAGCGGCGATGGCTCCGCCGTCGACACGCCGCACCAGTTGACCATCGGCGTAGTAATCGGTCAGGGTTTCCGCCGTGCCACCCATCGGCGTCACCGACGTGAGCACGGCCACCCGGTACGGCAACACCACGGCGTCCACTGTGGCGTACATGCGGTGCGTGAGCGCCTCCGACAGCACCGGCCCACACTTGGACCGGACCGCCCGCGCAGCAGCGTCCACGGCCCGCTCAAAGCCAGCAGGCAGCGGCAGCGACTTCACGCCGCAGAAGTCCGCCACGGCGCTGTAATCACCCAGGGGCGACAGGAACGTGTCAGCCATCGGCCTACTACCTCCTCGTCTCGGCGGCGCGGAGCGCCTCGTGCTGTCGCTCGTCGAGCCAGTACCTGCGGCGGTGCTGCAAGATCGCCCCCGTGTGGGCCACGATCGGGAAGCCGAGCGCGCGCACGCGCCGACAGAAGTAGAGGTCCTCCCCGAGCCACAGCCCATTCACGGGCAGGTCGCGGAACCAGCACCAGTCGCGCCCCTCGTGCGGATCGGCCTGTTCGCGGATCGCCTCCAGCACGCGACGGTGCACCAGGATGCACCCAGTGCCGGCTGCGTCGATCGCGATGATCTGGTCCCGTGGGTAATCCATCACCGGCACCACGGACACGCCGTCATCGGCGCGACGGTACAGATGCGGCACCGGCTGGGGCAGCAGGTTCCCGGGCCACGTCCCGAAGTACAGCCCGGCGACCACCGGCCGCTCGTCGGCGTGCGCGGCGCTCAGCAGCTTGTCGAACGCCTGCGGCGTGATCTGCTCGTCACTGTCGACCATGAGCAGCCACTCGGCCGTCATCTCGTCCAGGAAGTGCTTCACGATCTCGTTGCGCTGGCGGGACAGGAGCCCCCCCTCGACGCGCAGCACGCCGTCGATGCGCGACCCGCGCGAGCGGACCAGCTCGATCATGCTCGTACAGAACGCGCCCTCGACCTGCCCCGGGTCCGGCCACGAGATGACCACCCGGTCGCGGGACTTCACCGCTCGACCCGCCCCGCGTCCGGCTTGGCCTTGGGTTGCACGTCGCGGCCCTCGCGGGCCGCCTGCTGCCGCTTGTCGGCCGCGTCGCGCCGCTCGCGTGACTGCGGCTCAGGATTGCAGTTGCACATCGCTGTCTCCTCTGGGTTGCGCGCGGCCCCGGGCCAGAGGTGCCCCGGGGCCGCGCTACCCGCCCTGATCAGGGGCGGGCGGTTGTCAGGCGAACGTCGGGGCGACGAGGCCCGTGCCGTCGATGACCTGCACCGACGCCTGGTGGCGGTGCGGGATGAACGCCGCGAAGCCCAGCACCCGGTACAGGATCGAGTTCTGGTCGGCGTACGTGGCGTCGAAGCTGGCCGTCTCGACGCTGGACTCCCACAGCTGCAGGTCGCCGCGCCGCAGGACGAACACGACGTCCTGGTTCGTGCCGGTGCCCCGGTTCGTTGGGATGTTCGGGTCCACGTAGACCGAGGTGCCGAGCATCTCGCCCGCGTAGCCCTGCGGCACCAGCGCACCGGACGCCGCGACCTGGTTGGACCCGGCGCCCGTCGGCACGACCAGCGGCCGGTTCGAGGAGTCGAGCGCGCCCAGCACCCACGCCCACCGGCGCGGGTGCATGACGATCGTGTCCGCGGGCAGGTAGCGGGTCCCCGCCAGCGCCGACTGTGCGGACAGGATCTTCATGTAGAAGCTGTTCACCGCGGTGGCGGACACGACGGCCGGCTGGGTCGTGGTGTACGTGACCGTGGTGCCCGCGGTGATCATGCCGCGCAGCTGGCCGTTCGCCGCCGACCCGTTGATGACCTGCTGGTCGAGCATCACCGCGTACGCCTCGGCGAGGTCGGACAGGATGATCCGGTCCAGCGAGGTGCCCGACTGACGCAGGAGCGCGAGGCTCACGGTCTGCTTGCCGGTGATCTCGGCGATCCCAGAACTGATCGACGTCGTGGTGATGTTGCTCTCGGTGATCGCCGTGTTCTGCGTCTGCGTGACCCCCACGGTCGACCCGACGCTGATCTTCGGGATGTTGATGGACGACACGCCGGCCGGCAGCGCCTGAGCGCCGATCAGGTCCGCGGTGATCCGGCCCGGCCGGGCCAGCGCCACGAAGTCCTCGATCAGCCACAGAGGCGGCGCGAACTCGCCACCCGCCCCGGCGGTCGTGGTCTGCGCGCGTGTCTCCTGCGCGGCCACGAGCCGACGCCGGGCCTGCTCGTCGCCGCGGCCCCCGTTGAACAGGTCGCGGAAGTAGGACACCTCGAGGTCGTCGCGGCGGTAGACCGGGTTGGGCTCCGCGCCCACCTGGACACCGGACCGCTGGACGTCGACGGGCGCCGACTGCTCCTGCAGGCGAGCCACCGCGGCATCCTGCTCAGCCTCGCGCTCCAGGCCCTCGATCCGGCCACGCATGACCTCGATCTCGGCCAGCACGGCCGACCGCTGCTCCACCAGGGTGGCCTCACGCACGGCGTCCGGCTCGGCTGCGGAACGCAGCGTGTTCAGCTGCTCGGTGTACTCGTTGTAGCTGATGGTCCGGGCGTTCAGCTGCTCGCGCAGGCGCCGGATCAGTTCCTCGATCCTCACGATCGATTCCTTTCGGGTTGGTTGGTTGATCTGACGACCAGGCATGCAGGACCGAGCGAGACCCGGGGAGGGTGCCACTGGTCGCGCGGTGGGCGCGGTCAGCGCTGCTGAATCTGCAGCAGCAGGCCCGCCTCGCGGGCCACCGCGGCACGCCGCGGAGTCTCGGGGGCGCCACGCAGGGCGGCGTCCGTGAATGGATTTGCACCGAAGCCGACGATCGCCACGTCCCCGCGGTGGATCTCGGCTTCCTGGATGCGGAACTCGGTGTAGTCCGGCGACC